GATGGCACCGCCGACTATGGTCCCGATATTACCACTTTCGACGACTCTCGCGCCGACGACCACGATGGCACCGCCGACTATGGTCCCGATATTACCACTTTCGACGACTCTCGCGCCGACGACCACGATGGCACCGCCGACTATGGTCCCGATATTACCACTTTCGACGACTCTCGCGCCGACGACCACGATGGCACCGCCGACTATGGTCCCGATATTACCACTTTCGACGACTCTCGCGCCGACGACCACGATGGCACCGCCGACTATGGTCCCGATATTACCACTTTCGACGACTCTCGCGCCGACGACCACGGCGGCTCCGTTGACGACCATTGCACCGACTTCCATAGTGACAATTACTGGCATCGACACGACAACCTTGGCGGTTGGAAAAAGGTGGGTGCATAACCAAGGAACGTATGCATACGACGTGGTTCCCACCGAATTCGACGGAGCAATCACTCCAAACTATTACTTGGGCGTGCGTTACGACAACGTGACAGTTCAATTTCACAAACCCACAGAGGTTCTCGCGTGGCAGAACAATTGGGGTAATTTACTCAGCCAATCAGCAGAGAATGATTTGCTTGCGCGTGGGTTCACCGTATCGTCGTACTACATCAAAATGAATTACAGTGGAGGGTTTAAAACGTATTCGAAACAATACAATGCGGGCGACACGGAAACGTTTACAACATTAAACACGGATACAAGCGCGGTCTCGTTCGTGTTTATGGCGTTCCGAGAACTTACAGTACCGGTCGTGACGACCACGACTCTCGCGCCGACGACCACGGCGGCTCCGTTGACGACCACGACTCTCGCACCGACGACCACGATGGCACCGGCGACGGGAAAGGTGACCCTCACGATTGTGGAAAAGACACGCGATAATATTATGAATCCGTCTCATTTCAGATTAACAGATATCGATGGTAATATTCTTTCTTACACAGCGAGTAAAACTGGACGATGGGGAGACGCCATGTTGGGTGGTGGGTTAACGGCGGATCTAAACGCTGCTCTTTCGGAAGAAAAATCCTGGACCCGCGTACAGTGGCGCAATACCGCATATGATGTGGGTAACACGTTCGTTTTGACCTTGGACGACCCTACTGCGGTGGTTCATCGAGTCGACCTTGTGTACTTCCGAGCCAACCGTTCACCGACCATGGACATCACCGTCGGGTCCAAAACGATACGCGTTGCGAGGATGAACGGAGACAACCAAAAGGCTAGCAAAACTCCATTTGAGAGAATGAAGAAACAGACCGCAATATTCGGTGAGTGAATTCGATAATCTTTTTTTTTCATTTGTACAATACATTATTTCACTTGATAACATTTATACCGTGAGATTGTTTTTTTTTCTAACTATTAAGTTAACATGGGTTGTAGTCCAATCAAGTCATCCAATTCAGTAATCGCAATTTTCTTATTACTGTTTGTCTTAACGGGTATTGTAATGATATTCGTAACTACAAACCTTGAATATGCAAAGCCCGATAAAAAAACTGGTCGTTCAATCCGCGACAAGCGCGTCCGCGACAAGGCCGTCCGCAATAAGCCTGCCCGCAACGAGCCTGTCCGCAACAAGCCTGTCCGCAACAAGCCCGTCCGCGACAAGCCCGTCCGCGACAAGCCCGTCCGCGACAAGCCCGTCCGCGACAAGCCCGTCCGCGACAAGCTCGTCCGCGACAAGCCCGTCCGCGACAAGCTCGTCCGCGATGGCAGAGATATGAAGTGCATCGGACCTCCAATGGAGGATATGATGTGTACCATAGACTGGAAACCCGTTCTTGGATGTGACGGAAAGATGTTTCCGAACACGTGCACGATGGTAGCTGCGGGTGTAGCATACACGCATCCAGAATATAAACTTAAAGCTAAATAAATAGATTAGTAGTGTGCCTGTCGTGTGGAAGCCATGCGAAACGACGCTATGACATAATTGCACATCGATTCAGACAATGTCGACCACCAATTGGTTTAATCGGACCGAGTCTATTAGAAAACCGCCAAAATAAACTGTAGAATCAAAATAGAATTGTTTTTCAAGATTAATGAAGTCGAAGATGATAACGAACAAAAACAGGATCAACTATGTACTCATTGTGATGCTCGTGTTTTTGTTCAGTGTCAGCGTGTCCCTCCTCTGTTCCATGAACAAACGTACATTACGTAAGAACTGTCCACCTCTTCACCTTAGGTTTCACAGACATCCACCGCGTACATGTGCTCGATGAATGTCATACCCTCCTCAAAAAAGTCGGGTAGGACGTCGCACATATCAAGCACCTTAAAATAAACTGCATCTTTCAGCTTGGGCGAGGTCTCAACGATATCCCAGTGTGCACCAAGGTAGTCACATAGCTCACACATCTTAGCGGATAAGATGGCGTTACGCTCAATGATTACATTGTCCCGAATTCGATCGTCGTGGAGCGCCTCGAACAAATCTGTCCATTGGGATTGTTCTCTTTCCCAGGAGTCCATTAACGTTCGCACGTGCTTGTTGAAGTTGATCGAGCGCATGTTTGGTGAAAGCGTCATGTTTACAATCGTGTGTGTTGCAGTTGACGCTTGTCTATCATTCAGTTGCACGTTCTTAAAGTGGTTGTCGAATTGTGATATTATGCTTGCTATGTATTCAAAAAATGAAGTCCTTTTTTGTCTGTTTTGCCCAATTGGCGTCCACGAACCAGTTGGTTCGTTTAGCTTTTGGGTTTGCGTGTATGTGAGCGTAGTAAATTCGAGGATCGATGTAGTTGTTTCGCGATGTCTGAAGGTTGTCTCGTGTTTTCGTTTTATGATTGCACGCGCGCGCAGCTTTCAGATTCGCCAGACGCAGGTCGTTGGTTCGTTTCAAGGTGGTTTGGAACGCGTTGGAAGCCTTGAGCGTTCGAAATACCTTGGCCGATACACCTGGGACAAGCGAGGACAGGTATCGGTTCACCTTTGATGGGTTGATGAGGTCAAAGAGCAGCGGGTCTTTGCGAATGAACAATTGCTTCAATACTTTGAAATATACGTCGTCGAGTGAGCACATCTTGTGGAATCGGACGGAGTCTTTGCCATCAAAATCAAGCTCAACAATGCGGCGAGTGTGATCCAAAATTCGTACATGTTTTTGCTTTTGGAGCGTGCAACAACCAACGGTGTCGGCACCAACGACCGAGCCCTTGTCGTTTCCCACCCGAATACCAAACTTTTCGATTAAATGACACGCAAGGGCCAATTGTCGACACTCGGCGCTTTGACACGCATGTTTTTCGTTCGCACCATGAACTTTGTGAAGGTTGCGCTTTAGTTTTCTAGCCAACTCAAACTTCCGGGTTTCGTCTGTCCGAAGGGTAACATACTTCCACTGATTGGTCAGGGGGTCACACCAACGTGCGCTCCAAGACGCGGCTGGTTCGTGAACATATCGACGATACCCTTGTTCGTGGAAGAGTTTGTTTCCGAATGTGTTCAATGTAATGTCGGATTTCATCACCGGAAATTTACATGTTCCACGAAGCGGGTGTTCACCCCGACCCACGAATATATGTGGATGCTCCAATTTGAAATTGGAGCTGGGATGCCATTTGTTACCGAAAAACACCTTCGAGTAATCCACATTGGATTTAGTTTCTTTTCGTGGGGATTTATGTATTTGCACGATTTGATACGAAGACGGTATCGTTTTTGTTGAAAGCTTCAATGATTTCCAGAAATTGGTTTGAAACACTTTATCAACCACCCCGTTTGCGTTTACGAACGCGGTCATCAGTGATGACTGATTATGATCGAGCCAATACATACGTTTTTGATCTGCGTGAGTGGTTTGAAGACACATCTTCAAAACCGTATCGGGTTCAGGTAATGCGGGTCCGTGATTCACAATCATACCACTTAAAGATCCCTGTTGTGTGTAAACATAATAAGAATGGCGCTGACAAAGCTAAGCGAAATCAACGCTCACGCTCGTGACAAGGATATCGTGTTTGACGAAGCACCGCATATCTACTTCATCGACGGCAAACCCGCTGGCACATCCGTGACCTCCCTTGTACACAAAAACTTTTCGAAGTTTGACGCAGATGCAATCATCGACAAAATGATGAACTCTCCTTGGTGGTATAAAAACAAGTATCACGGTCAAACGAAGGCAGAAATCAAAGAACAGTGGAAACAAAGTGGTATTTACGCTTGTACCCACGGCACGTACATGCATAAGACCATTGAGGAGTACTATAACAGTTGGCCGCTGAGCCACCCAGACACACCCGAGTTCGATATGTTTTTGTCGTTTGCACAAGACCATAAGAATATTGTCAAAGCATATCGAACCGAGTGGGAGGTGTACATCGAGGACTACGATTTGGCAGGTAGCATTGACATGGTATTTCGAAACCTTGAAGACGACACCTATTCGATTTACGATTGGAAGCGCACGAAGGAAATCAAGTATACTAACAAGTATTCAAAGGGATCTGGGGCAATGTCGGCGTACGACGACTGCAATTACGTGCATTACTCGCTCCAATTGAACATTTACAAGTACATATTGGAGGCAAAGTATGGCTTGACGATCCGAGACATGTATTTGGTGTGCATGTACCCTGAATATGACAACTATAAAAAGATCGAGGTGCTCAACTTGCAGGACGAGGTACATAAGATTCTCACAGAGCGAAAGGAATCGATGGCATCGTGAACCGTTCATTCCGCTCCACACAATATCACTGGAATATCACGCACACGCGAAGCCTCGTTGCAAAACGTGCTTATCGTGCTGCATAGAATTTTTGTACAATGGGATAAACAGACAAAGTCTTTCATGCCTACCGTCGTGTCAATCGTACGCGTCTCGATGAACGGGGGGTTTGACAAAATCCGATTCGGAAACATCTGGTGAAGATACAGTAAACAACCTGGACGATCACTGCAGACGAAAAAGGTTGTTGTATCCGGAAATTCCTTCATTTTATTGACATACGTTTCTAAATGAGTCACATTTGAGGTGCACGCGGATAGGTTTTTTGATTCGTCTTTGAAGCAGCACATTAGTGGGGCGCTCGTTGGGTCGCGTTCACGGATGCCTTTCCACTCGTCGTTGAAAAAGTACCCTCGTTCCCAGTCATTCACGTTCCCTTGTCGAACGTGCACCCCGACCGCGTTTGTGCGAAGAACGGTATTCAACAGCTCCTTGGTATCGGCGGATGTGTGTAGGTGAAGTCGCGAGTAGACACTGCGATCGTTCATCAATTGCCAAGCATCTTTCAATTTTAATTCACACGCTTTAATACAAAAACTGCCAGCCTGACTTAATTGTGCGACGTCGATGTTCAGAGCACACTCCTCGTTGAACTCGAAGATCGGTATGTGTTTGGTCCGGCAGATTACTTGTTCGAAATGAAACTTGGAGACGCTTCCAAAGGGGTGTCCAAATAATTTAGACATGGAGCCCTGGAAGCCCTCGTCGTCATGCTCGACCAAAATTACATCCTTTCCCAGATGCTGTGCTAGCGCGTAACACACGCGAATCGTCCTCAACCGGTTCCCGATACCCCACAGTGGCCATATGTAAATGACATCTCGACGAGGCTGCGCGAAACGGCTTGCCACACACGTTAAAGCCACACAACATACAAACAGAGCCAGCACGTATAACAATCGTATGTTCATTGTCATAAGTCAATATGTAAATTTCACTTTAAGGATCGATGGGTATAAGCTAGTAACCATGAAGAGTCCCATGCAGAGCCTTTTGGCAAGCCGACACACGACACCAACAAAGAAGAATCCCATGAGTAACCTCATGGAGACCCGCACGATCGTGTTCGATCGACTCAATCAAACGTTGATGGACAAGGAGATGAGTCGAGGCATCGAGGCTTCAATATTGTCCTACGTGAAGCACAACTGTTTGACGAAGTTCAACATGGATCAGCTTCGATGGAGCGATATCCGCGTCCGTCGATTTTATTTGAGAAAGTTTCGAATGATTCAGGCAAATCTTCCAAAAATTCAAGAACTGGTTCGATCTGGTGAGCTGCGCCTCGAAGATGTCGCAATGGCCCAACCGATGGAGCTACAGCCGGAGCTATACCAACCCTTTCTAGATGCAAAGAGCAAGCGTGAGATGCTAAGTGTGCTGGTCGATTCTGAGGAGAAGCATGACGGGATCCTGAAATGCGATCAGTGCAAGACGTACAAGACCCGATACACCGAGTTGCAAACACGAGGGGCAGACGAACCGATGACCGTGTTTGCGATGTGTCTCGAGTGTGACCATCATTGGACGCTAGACGGTAAATAAAAGACAACGGTTAAGTTCAATTAACTTTTCCAGTGCGCAATCTAACCACTCGCGAACTGCCACTATGTGATCTACTTTCGCCGGTTGCGGAGAGTTAATTCGAATAAAAGGCGGGTATTCCTCCCGCTTGAATGTTCGATTGAATAAGATCAAGGATCATACACCGTGGTTTCGCATGACCCCGTCAACGGCAATCTGATTTTCAAGCGTGTTTCGTTTATGACTTGCGTCCCGCTTTTCTTGTTCCTTTGGGCGCCATGATTTGCTGGGATTTTGTACCCGTGCGTCATGGCTTGATATTCTTCTTGGCGCCGTATTCTCCCTGTTTTCTGAAGTCGGCGATGTGATCGTCCTGTTTGTGTTCCGAGTCCTTCACAGTGGGCTCTCCTGTCGATCCCTTGTCACGCAAAGCTCGTTGTTTTTTTAGTTTCTCGCGTAGCTCCGTGCGCAGACGGTCGTTGGTATTGAAGTGTGGGTTGAGCATTACTGTGACCGCGGAAATGGTTTCGAGAGATTGCACGCCAAGACTTTTGTTGACAAGCAAGGAAAAAAAACTTACTTTAAGAAACTCGTTCAACATTACAACAACCTGTACAATGCTTGCGATGGAAACAGGATTGAAATTGCGCGAGCGTTACATCAGCCTAAAGCGAAACCGCCCAGCGACGATATTACTGACCAACCAGGAGTATTTTTCTCTTGATTACAAGTACAACCATCAACCGGTCGACGCATGTGTCGAACCACGTGTAGAGAAGATTTCTAAATGCGTGGTCAAATGTAGGGCGACCAAAATGGACGGGAATATCTGTAACGCAAAGGTGAAGGAGGGTGAATTTTGTAAACGCCATTCCAAACAACACATTTAAAAAGATATAGTCTGATTCGTTGTACATGGATGAATTGTATACTAAACTTCAAAAACAGTCACTTATGAACTATGGAACGATGGTTTTGGACCGAAAAAAAAACGCCGACGCGCGTGACGAGCGCTTGAGAGTGTGTGTTGCTGAGCTCGGTACACGTATCCTATCAGAAAGTGTGGAAAAAATGATCACCGCGAGCGATAAGGGTTATTTCTCATGTCGTTTGTTTGAATGTAAAGCGGACGAAAAATGGTCTCATGAATACCGGACCGTTTTCCTTCTGCGTGGTCCGTCGCGTTGGTACAACCCGGTAAGTTTTTTCGAGACGAAGAATATCGTCGGTATCGAAACATATTTGCAGGAGCAATTGAAGCCAATCGAAGTGCATATGAAATATGATCGTCACTCGCGTACACATTTCGTTGAAGCGTCGTGGAAAACCTTCACTTAAAGAACTCGTCGGGTTAGAATAACAATCAAGCATTGCCATGGGAACTCGGTTGAACCTGACGGAGTACGCTAAGCTGTACTTTTCATTCATGGAAAAGGCCAAGACAAACGGACATTACGTGAACGTATCGACCATAACGTTAATATGCGTGTTGAACGTCGACCACGTGGATTTGAAACAGTTTGTGGCTGGATTCAACAATGATAACGTCCACATCAAAGTACCACCGACAAAGATGGGCACAGAAAAAAAGAAAACATTTTATAACCAAATCACTTTAAATTATCGGGACATATCGAGTAAATCCATTAAGCTGTTTTCAAACGGTAAACTTCAAATCACCGGATTGACCAGCTTTTTCGAGTGCGATCTCGTATTGACAAAAATCATCGGGTGGTTGAACACTGTATTTGAAACAACTCACATTGCAGTTGCCGATGCGTACATCGGCATGTTGAACATTAACTTTTCAGTTCAAAACACGATTGATTTACAGAGCTTAAATCGTATTTTGAATTCATTTGCCAACGTGATGGCCGTGTACAATCCTGAAACCTATCCAGCAATTAACGTCAAACTACAAAAGTCAGATGAGTTCAAATTTGCAACGAAAGGCAAATCTATATCGCTTTTCGTATTTGGAACAGGTAACATTGTGGTCACCGGCACAAAAACCCTCGAGCAGGCGATTTTTGCATATGACTTTATCGTCGGAGTATTCACCGAGTATCGAACCCTCTTTAAAACACCCAAAGAACGCAAAATGGACGACATGTCAAAATACATAGAAGGATATGCTGCACGACAATTTTTATCGTGCATTGGGGAATGATTTTTTTTTCTGCGTTGGTGATATACACATGGTTCTTCCCGGTATGTCCGACGGTCGCGCTTTTACTTCTTACGAAAGTAGTTGTGTGATGAACAAGAGCACCATGGAAAGCAAAAAACTCAACTCGAGCGAATATCGCCACTACCTACAGAAGAATGCGGTCAAGATAATGACCAACACACTGAACATGCAAGGCAATGTCGTTTCAAGTGAAATTCGTAATAGCCGTTGCACATAACTCGCGAGTTTAAGAAGACACGTACTTTTATGTGCAAATAATGGAGAGGCCCTTGACGCGTTATGGCGTCAAGATACCTCTATCCGATATCACATCGGGTGAAAAACACACAATTTTGTCTGATCTTACGATTTCGCCTATACTGTCAGATTACGAGTATAAGACCATAAAATACAAAATCTTCTCACTTTCGAAGAATAGTCTGTTCGTACCAAGATTTTACAAACCATCAACCCGAACGCTTTCGTTACCTTTGTATGGGGCGATATCGGTTGACTTTGTCGGAAACTTGAAGGAGAGTACTTGTCAGATTTCGGCGGCAACTGCAGTCATTTCTGAATTGAACTCAAAGACGGGCTGTGTCCTTTCACTTCCCACGGGGTATGGGAAAACGACAGTCGCTCTTTACGTTCTATCAAAAATGGCGTGTAAAACCCTCATCATAGTTCACAAGGAGTTTCTCATGAATCAGTGGGTCGAGAAAATCCAACAATTCTTACCCTCGGCTCGTATCGGGAAAATACAAGGCGATATCGTCGATGTGGATAACAAGGACGTTGTGGTTGGAATGCTTCAATCCTTGTCTGGACGCGAGTATCCCATCGACACATTTTCGGAGTTTGGACTCACTATTATAGACGAAACCCATCATATTTGCACACGCACATTTTCTCGCATTTTCGGCAGGTTCAATACCGCGTACGTTCTTGGTTTGTCGGCGACGTTAGAGCGAAAGGACGGACTGACTCATGTCATTCACTACTTTCTCGGTGACGTCGGTTTTTTTGCCGAGCGGAAAAATCAGGCGAACGTGACAGTAAAAACGTTAAAGCTATCACATCACGAACCGTTTCCGGTGAACACTTGCGACAAGGCAAATATGTCAGAGGCGATCACCATGTTAACAACGATGGATCGTAGGAACGACCTGATCTTACAGGCGGTCGCCGAAATCGAACCAGGTCGAAAGGTTCTGATCCTATCAGATCGACGGGATCATTGCACATGGTTGCACACGACTTTGCAACAACTCGGAAAAGAGGTTGGACTCTATATGGGTGGAATGAAACCCGATCAGTTGAAACAAAGCGAAACAAAGGACATAATCGTTGGCACGTTTTCGCTCGCACATGAAGGGTTGGACATTCCTGCATTGGACTGTATCGTTCTCGCCACCCCCAAGTCAAGCATCGTCCAAGCGGTGGGACGCATACTTAGAGAAACCCTCGGGAAACAGTTCGACCCTCTGGTGGTGGATATCGTGGATTTATGGGGACCGTTCAGCAATCAGTACAAAAAACGGAAGGCTTATTACACTGCAACGGGTTTCACCTTTCTCAAAGAGTCGGGTAGCCTTGCCGAAAGGACCCTTCTGTTCCAAGCGGAGTAGGTGCGTTTAATCGAACATATTTATGTAGGTGGTTACTACATATGGACGAATTGATTGCTTCTCTTACAGCTCGCATCGTGACTCTAGAAACCAAACTAGCCAGACAAGAGAAAGCGCTACGAAAGATCAAAAAGGAGATGATTCCCGAGTGCGACCGTGTCCCGCGGAAGCCTAGTGGCTTCGCTAAGCCTGCATACCTTTCCCCCGAGCTGTGCACATTCCTAGAGGTGCCAGCGGACACCGAACTCGCTCGCACGGAGGTTACCAAACGACTGCTGCAGTATATCAAAGATCACAACTGTCAACGCCCCGAGAACAAGCGCATCATCGATCTGGACGACAAGCTCAAAACGCTTCTCGAGCCTGTCGACAACGAGGAGGTTAGCTACTTCAACATCCAGAGGCTGCTAAAAAAACATTATCAGAAGCCGGAAGCTGCGACAGTAGCCGTACCCACGCCTCCTGTGAAAGAGACTGTTAAAAAGGTTAAAAAAACAACGAAGAAGTAGAAGAATTTAAGTATAATGCTATAATTATAATAGAAAATGGACACTTTATGTAGTCGACAAGAAATCGAATCCATCACGAGATTTAGAATTAGAAATTTGAAGTTATATCAAGAGGCTTTTGTTCACAAGTCTGCTGTTAAGCTTCTGGGTGCAAAACGCTCCAACGAACGATTGGAGTTTATAGGCGACTCGGTTCTCAATTTAGTCATCGCACAGTATCTGTATGAAAAATACCCCGATGAGAATGAGGGATTTATGACTAAACTGCGAACGCGAATCGTAAGCGGTCAGAGCCTTTCGAAAATCGCGGAAGCGATCGGATTGAGCAACCACGTTCGAATGAATGATAAGGCGATTCGACAGGGTTGGAACGGCAACGCCAGAATTCAAGAAGATTTGTTCGAATCTCTTGTAGGCGCAATCTACCTCGACCAAGGGTTAGAGATGTCGACAAAATTCATACTGTCCAAGTTACATGCTTATCTAGACTCGGAAGAACTACAGGTGGATAAAAATTTCAAAGACATCCTGATGCGACATACGCAAAGCGTTAACGTTAGTTTACCACTCTATAGGGTGGAAACCGAAATTGGACCAAATCATTGCAAACAATTTGTAGTGAACGTGGCCGTTAATGACCTGATCGTCGGCCAGGGCTCCGCACACAATAAGAAACAAGCCGAACAACAAGCGGCATACAGCGCTTTGATTTGCCTTGGTTTCGTTGATCCACAAAACATTAAAACCTCAACTCATGATAGATGAATACCAGCGCAGGCATTCTAATTTACTTTCGAGACGGCAATAACGAAAAGCGGTTCGTACTAGGCAAGGACTCAAAGTATAAATGTTGGAGCGACTTCGGTGGTAAATATGAACACGCCGACACCACTCCAACAGAAACTGCGTCCAGAGAATTTTACGAAGAAACAGATGGTATCATTATGAGTAAGCATCATATAGCCGCGTTGATTGAGGAGCCCAGTACCAAAGCGTTATGTTGTAGTTCGTACAAAAATCGGTCGTATATGATGTTTCTTGTAGACATTACTGACATAATACCCGATTCAATTCATTTTCTTAAAATCAGAAATCGGTTCAAGCGGTTCGTCGATATGTTAAACTCGATACGGGACGAGGAGAGTATGTATCGGTTTAGGGAGAAAAACGACATTGAGATTTTCTCTGCTATGGATATTGGAAGAAACCCCGATGACTTTCGTAGCGTATTTTACAACTCATTCGTAAACAATCTCGAAATCATCACCAACGCGTAAAGCTTTAAGAATTTTAGTGTTCACACAGGTTAATGGATGAAATTCTGGTTACCAAGGAAAATGACAACAACCATGTGTATTACGAATCGTCCAGTGACGGTGACGTTGACGTGGAATTAAATTCTCGCAAGTACCGAAACGTATCTCGACGAAATACTTCTTCGCAGTCCAACAACAGTCCCGCTCCAGTTCGACGAGCACCTGTGCCCGTGCATCGATCAAGTGTCAAACCACCAGACGACATGCTCAATATGTTCAGTAATCCCGAGAAGCAATACACACCCAAACAAGAAGAGACCTTCGGGTACGACCAATCGCCTCCAATGAGCGAAAACGCTTTATCCGATCAACCACACGAAGAAGACTACGGCTACAACGAGCCCGAGTATGACGACGATCCAATTCAACCCGGTGACGGGTTTAACACGGTCGAAGATGAAAAACAAGACCTGCTGTATAAGTTTTATCGTATGCAGACGAAGGGAATTCCAATCTCCAAGAAATTCAACATGTCGTCTGACCTGCTCGAAATGCGCCGCGAGTATACCAAAATTACACGCGACATGGAGGTGAATGGAAGCATCAAATTTTCTCGTCGAATGCTCATGGCGTGTGTCACTGGAATCGAATTTATGAACAAGCGCTACGATCCGTTCGACGTCAAACTTGACGGTTGGTCCGAATCGTTGATGGAGAACATGGACGACTACGACAACGTATTTGAAAGGCTTCACGACAAATACGCGTCGAAGGTGCAAATGGCGCCTGAAATCGAATTACTGTTGAGCATCACGGGAAGCGCATTTATGTTTCATTTAACGAACAGCATGGTGGGTAACCTACCCAATCTAAATGACATCGCAAAGTCTAATCCAGACATCATTAGCAATTTGATGAAAACCATGTCGAATGTTCAAGGCGGTGCAGCTGGCGTGCCTTCAAATTTCGGTCAGCCACGTCAATCTTCGTCGCCGAATACGGCATCGGGTCCATCTGAAAAAAAAGAGATGAAGGGGCCGATGTTCGACATGTCTTCCGTGATGGGAATGTTCAACGGCGCGTCTACCGAGACTCCTAGGCCTCTTCCACCCGTGATCCCGCCACCAATTCCTCCGATGATTCCACCCCCAATGCTACCGAGCAACCGACCCGTTAACAATACCACCTTTATGGATCCACTGACCGAGGATACGACTCGTGAAAAAGCCAATTTGCCCGTTGTGGTACATAGCCCAAGCGTGTCGGTGATTTCAAGCTCGATATACAGCGACGTAAGCGACATTCCGACCAAAACGATATCGTTCAGTGAAAGTGCCATCACCAACGGATCTAAAGGGCGTCGAGGCCGAAAACCAAAGGTTTCGGCTGATAAAACAATAACGATTTAACTTGGATAAAAAATACCTGTCGTTAATATATTAGCTATGAACTTGTCGTTGACTCCGTTGTCGGACGCTTGGAGTGAACCCAATCGAGAACCCTTGAAGAAAGTCCTGTCAAGGAACGAATCCTCCGTAGATGCGTACAACTCTAGTGTGTCATATGACGAATACGTTATCAACATAGACTCCTTCAAGCCGTTCAGAATCGATGTTTCAATCAAGAATCAACAGTTGGTGGACCGTCTAAAATGTATGTCCACTGACGAACAGGTGAATTTGGTTACTAAGTTGTTGATCGAGTACTTTGAAAACACCCCATCGGAGAGATCGGAAGATATTCAGCCCGTTATCGTGAAAGGACAAAGTGCTCCACCCGTCCCGAAAGTTGAAATGATCTCTCCGAACTCAACCCCGAACTCGACGCGTTTCATGGTTCACGACCCCGCGATGCATCATCAGATTGAGTACATGAAGCCACCGGGGGTGAACGATTGCAACAATACGAGCTTGTTGATCGTACTAGTGTTTGCGATCTGGATGTTACTGGACCGACTCATGCATATTATGTAGCATACACAACACCGAGTCAGTGGGCATTTTAGACTCTGACACTTTTTTCTTTATTTTCAAAGGGTTGTTGATGACCTTCGCGGATGAGCAGTCCGCTCTCAACGAAGAGACGTCTGGTTTGCTTCCGACTGACGAGCTCTTGACGGTTCTTAATCGGTCCATATCGTAACTCACATGTTTGATCGGAGCGAGGCGGATTCGAAGGTCTTCTCTGGACTTTCGAAACTCGTCGATGGTCAGATGACCGCCGAACGCGATCAAACACTCACGTGGGGGTGCGCATGGAATCACCAACAACGGGTCGGGCTGCGACGATTGGATCAAACGAGCAATGAGCATCTTTGAGTTGTATGTGTTGTCCGTGTGATTGGTTTCGTTGTTGTATGCTTTGACACAGGAAAATCCACAAAACTGTCCGATGCCGTTGAATACGCCGGTACGCTCATCTACCGAAATCGGTAGTTGGTATACAGTGGTTTTTATTTGATGACAACACCACCAACAAAGTTTCATGTGTTTCATGAAACTAATTTTGTGTTTAAATTCGAAAAAGAGAATGTATTTGAAATTTAAATGGGTGATTTCACACGAATCTCGGATCTAAACCGACCTATGGCCACCGGACAAATTGCAAACGACAAACCTTCCGTTTCTGATGTTCCAAATTATTCCGACCTGCTGCACAATATGAAGGCTGAAATTGGCTCTCAACAGGAACAACAGGAACAACAGCAGCAACAGCAACAGCAACAGCAACAGCTTCAATACCAACAACAACAACAACAGCAGCAGGATCAGCAGCGCAATGTGCAATTTCAGATGCAGGATGAATTGTTGAAAAACCAGCAAATGTTAGAACAGCATTTCAATCAAGCACTGACGGATCAAAACGCGAAACTCGAAGCCATGCAAGCCGGTGTACAACCCAGTGCATCCGACTGTCAGACGCTTAGCATCCAGCACGAGACTGGTTTGTTGATGTTGATATGTATTTTGGTTCAGTTCCCAAGTTTTCAGGCTATGCTTCGTAAACGTATTCCCAGCATGTACACGACAGACACACTATCCATCATCGGTGTTATTTTCAACGCGGTCGTGATGTCGGTGATCTTCATCATGGCTAAGCACCTAATGCAAAAATATGCCAAAGAGTATTAAGAGCACGTGGAGCCTTGAAAACCAATGGACAACAAGTCCACGAAATTGCTTGTTGCCCTAAAAAGATACTACAGTGATCAAAAAAAAATGACGATTCTACGAAACATTGTGTCCAACGCACCAAACAACATATCACTCCGCCTGGTGGATTGGTTGGTGACTAATTATTCAAAAAGTCACAATGTAGTTTATGATGTGGCGGGAAAAACATTTTGTCTGCATCAAAATTATAAGAATATGCTCAAGGCCTATTCAAAACGTATGTTCGACCCATTCCGTCGTCACGGGCGTTTGTATATCGACGCAAACGACGGTGTGTTCGAAACCACAGTGGCGCAATTGACATTCTTTCGGTGGGCGATAGACAACAAGGTGGTGAAATACGCGCAAGAACACAAACATAAAATAAAACTGGATATGGAATCACAAGGGGTGGTCAATGGGAAGAAGAAAAAGACGAGTCTAAAAGGAACTCATATTTATAATGTTAACATGACAATTTCGTTTGGATAGCATTCTTATTTTCATCGCAATTACAATGATCGCCGTCAAATACATTATCATTTCTGTCGGCTTGATTGCCGTCTCGTTGATTACAAACGCGATGTTCTTTGACATCCCATGGTATTTGGTCGCGCTGGGAGCACTTTTCGCGTCGATCTTGTGCAACTTGGTGATGAGTCGCTTCATTCGTCGGACGGAAATCGTAGAGTCGTTTCCATTGAGTTCGGGTGACGCGATTCTCACCAACCGACCGGTGATCGACGGCGCCGAAATCGACCTCCTAAAATCCGAATTGAACCATAACCGGGAAATTCTTCAAAATCGTCCCCAGAACGATATTAAGGTCGAATAGCGTCGTAGAGAATAGGAATGGCGCGTAATAGCGGCGCAGGTGGTAAGTCACACAAGAGTATGAAAAGGGGATCGGTTGTAGAGCGCGACCGATCGCTGGTGTACCGAGACATCGACCAAGACTATGCCAAAGTGTTAAAAATGCTTGGGAACAACCGATGTCTCGTGAAACGGAACAATACGGATACTGAAGTCGTCGGTATCATCTGTGGACGAATGCGAAAGAAGTACGTGCACCGCATATCCACAGATGATGTCGTTTTGGTTGGTGTCCGGGATTTTCAAGACGACAAAGTAGACATCGTTCATGTGTACACTAACGACGAAGCAAAAATGCTGTTAGAGCAAGGTGAATTATCTTTGAAGCTTTCGAACGAAGAAGAGGTAGACGAATCGAATCTGATGTTTGTTCAAGATATTTAAAAAGACGACTCTTCTGTAGTGCATGGAGCCGTTTGCCACATTAGGGTTGAACCCGAACGCACCACCGGATGTGGTGAAGATGGCCTACAAACGACTCGCGAGAGAGCATCATCCTGACAAAGGAGGGTCCGTCGAGAAGTTTCAAGCCGTCCAAGAAGCCTACGAAGCCATTTGCAATATGTCTGTGTCGAGAAACAACTTCACCACGATATTCGACGACATGGTGAATCTTGTACCCAAACGAAGGGTCCGTGTCGAAATCAAATTGACACTAGAAGAGCTTTACATTGGAAAGTGCCTGTTGATACAAGGTGTTCGGGTTGAACTCCCTCCTGGAATCATTCCGTTCCAAATCATCGTGATTCCGGAATTAAACGACTATCAGATGTTGGTGACGATTGCAAAGCATCCGTTTTACACAATCGACTTCGTGACCAAGAATCTAATTTTCAAAACGAGTATCAGTTTGTGCGAAGCTCTGGTGGGCTATCGCGGAAAGATCAAACATCCAAATGGAAAAATGATGTACCTGTCCACACCTGAGAATGTGGTCGTAGGTAACGAGTCAGTATTCCATTTCAAGGGGGGTGGTGTACCGATGGGTGAGAATGGATCGTCCTCTGATCTCGTTGTTGCCTTCGATGTCATTATGCCGAAAACCATCGACAGTGTCAAACACAGGGAGGCTCTCTTGGATATTTTTGATTGCAACGTGCCAGTCATCGCAAAAAAGAACGATGACGTAATCGTAGAGTTAAAAATATAGATTTAAATCAAACATGAAAAATCAAATTCATCCCGCCGCGTGGGACATTCCAACGCGCGTGAACGGGAATTGTTATGTGTTTTCGTTGGGACCGAAGGAAAAACCCGGTGGTTTTCATCGTAGGGTGTATAAAGCCAGGCCTGGTGACAAATGTCAGTCGGGAAAAAACTGTTGTTACAAGGATAAACCGTTCGACTTCACGGATTGTAAGGAGTTAACGTCGCGAATCGTGTGCGATAACAAAAAACACGTCATTCCTCTCCGAAAGAACGTTTCCGTCGTCACACCCCTTCCTGATGGTTTTCACATGATGTGTGCCATGCTTTCACCGAATAATCACACCGATTTTCATTTTGCTCGACGGTTTGCAAGGTCCGACTTACGAAAATCGGACATAAAGCGATTACTGGCGACCACCCCCGAGCCCGCGAGGAGCCAGCTTCAACGAATCAAACCGAACGGATATATATGGATGCATCAACGCGGGTGGATGAAGGGTGGGCCGATCTGTTACGACGCCTCCAATAATTTAATCACTAACGTCAGAAAATGCGACATGAAATACGGAGAGCTCGACTACAATCTAATGTGTACGTTCTTTAAAGTTGAGACGAGACGCGCCACAGTGACTACCGAGTTCGAATTTTAATTTCGAAGCTAAGAGTATCTACGCATGTATTCGATTCTCGACACCAACATTTCTGACGACGACATGTACTTTACGGTGAATTTCGACCAAGAACATAAAGGCTCGCAGATTGAGAAACAGTCCGCAAGTAATGCCGGTAAAAAAAAACAAACTATTATAGCGGCAGAACACCCAACGACGAAAACTGATAAAGTTCAAACACGTAGAGTGGCAAAACAACAACCGATGGTTGAAATTGAGAAAGATCTTCCCAATGATCAGGCGGTGGTCCCCTCCAAATCTGCTGATTCTGCTGCGCTCCACTCTAAGGCGCTACATAAGAAGGTATACACTCCCTTTGCCAACCATAAAAAAAGGGTTGAATCCAGTGCAAACCGTCTCGCTCGTACGAAACTCGTCCTGTTGATGACCCTCTTGATGATGTTGTTAATCGTGTTATTGCTCGTCGTCCGAATGAACTAGACGACGACTCGATAAAGAGTGTGTATACCGCAAGTCTCCGATCTGCGGTCGATGCGCATCATATCTCCCGGTAATGCCCCGTAGTATCTACACACGGGGTCGGTCGACAGAATATGGGGGAAATGACACGATTTCGTGTTGTATTCCTTCAAGACTGTTTTTTTTTCGATTACCGAAAGCAGTGTATGCTTCGGGACAAAGTCATGTTTTGTGATGTTAAACGAAAGTTCCTTTTCACTGAAAATCTGAACGAACAAATTTTTAACATCAGAAGATATGAACTGCTTGGCGAAGGTTGTGATTGCGTACTTGTAAATAACAATCAAGCAAGTGATCTGCGTGACGTCAATCTGATCGAGATGCGTCTTAATCAACTTTATACTTTTCACATTTACTTTTGGGTCTGAAACATAATAAACCAATATTTGTTTGTTTGTCGATGGATCGACCGCTTCTAAATCGTCACCATTCGATTCGATGCGGGTATAGCCTCGATCGTGTAGAAGCTCGAGCACCACACGTCGCGTCACCTCGTTCATGCATTTCTAAACGAACGATATTGTTAAATTCATGATCGATCGAATTGTTTTGTTATGTCAATCGCCAGGTCGTTGGTGGCCAAAATCGAGGGGGTGAAACCAAAATCACGACGGTTCGCCCCGTCAGAACGCCTCGTAGACTGTAAACCGACATCCGACGGGATATTCAGTCCGTGGGCGACGGTCGACGAGTAGAGGTTCTTGTTCTCGCGATGTTCGACCTTGTACTGGCTCTGTGTCGTGCTTGGGTCCAATGGTTGGTTTAGACCGTTAAAGTTTGGCATGTAATCCGACACGAGTGTGTCCTCGCGCATTGTCACTTGTCTGCTCCCATCGTAGGCGTAATCGTACGAAGCGTTGGCCGACACCCTCGCCATCGATGGGCCTGCCAATACATCGCCATTGTGTGTACCTCGCAGAGTGGGCTTTGCGTCCGCCTTTTCGACGTAGCTACCCATCGTGCGACTAGCGCCGCCGACGTAATCGCCTGCCAACAATTTCTGAGTGGGTTTTGCGTCGTACCCCGCACGAACCGTGGAAGGTGCGTTAACCGGCACGGCCACGGTGTTCGTTGGACCGTCGGTCATCATTTCGCGCTGAGTCGCGGCGTCGAAGTTAGAGACCGACGAATAGGTTCCATGCCTAGAGCCCGCGCCATTGGCGTTTAGCAGATGTGTGTTGCAATTTCCCCTCTCCGTCGAGTGTAGCAGATGCGTCGTCGCAGTCGGTTGTCCGATGCGCTCCGACTGTGGATTCCCGACATAATTGGTCGTGGTCAGGCTACTCCGGTCTCGAGTCGGGTTTTCAGCAACGTACGTTGCATTGACACCAGCCGTATTCGAATGGATGTTCAGGTCATTGCCTCGACACGTATTACGAAAGATCTCCGAAGCGCGAGAACGGGTACCTTGTACTGTCGACTGTCGAGCACCCAGCCCTCGGTAGGTCTCTGTCAACGGAGTCCGTTTGGTCACGTCGACGTCGATAGTCTGCTCCAACTGATCGACTGCGGATTTTCCGGCAAGTGTACGACCTTTATAGTTGTGTTTGCGATATCCGTTGACATTTCCAGGTAGAACTCGAACGTTCTGATGAAAGCCACCTGTGGCCACCTCGTCCGCTTTCAATCCCAGTCCAGGTCCTACTTTGACTTGTTCGAACGGCAGGACATTGTTTTTCACAGTCGCCAACGGCAAGTAGCGTTCTTGGTCCACCTGCGCTAGACTGCCGTTCACATTCGTTAGGTCACGCGTCGGCTTGGGCGCCTCGACTTCTTTTTTATGTTGAAAATCCATCGTGTTTACACCGGTGAATGTGGACAACCGACGATCCTTTAGAGCGTCGTTCGTGTTTTGACTACGTTCGCTTTTGAAAAACGGCATGTTGTGATTCGTGAGCGGCTCATCTACGTTTACCGTGTTCTCATCATCCATGTGCCTGTTCATTCTATTTGCGAATGCAGTGTAGGTATCTGCCACGGTCAATGGAGTGGAGTTTGGAGTGGAATTCGGAACAAACCGTGAACTGTTAGTATCGTTCCGTCGCGGATCTTGATGCAGTGTTGCATCCTTTGGAAGCGTGCTCGTCTGTTTAGCGTACTGCTGACCTGCGTATGCGAGGCCTCCAAGTAAAAGGTACTCCATTATTATATACAATTTATTTTTTCAATCGCTAAAGATTCGCACCGTATTTGACAAACTGTCTCGTGTCTATTCCTAAAATTTGGTTCACGTTCATCAGCGCGGGGATGCGAACCGACTCCGGTGTCGGTTCGTTCCACCGACCATTCTCGACTTTGGAAATCGTCTTGACCGACTTAGACTCTCGAAGATTCCACTCTGGAATCACGACGGGAGACGCCGTTGCCGCAACGGCGGTCGAAATGTTCGACGCGTGTTGAGAAGACTTCGGTGTAACCGCGAACGATTGCGCGCTGTTCCGAAGAAAGGTATCCACATCGATCACGTTCGACTGCTCGAAGGTGGTTTTACAGTTGAGACCGGTAGGCGGGTCATTGCATACACCCGAGCCGTATTGATGTATGTGACTCTTGTTCAAGACATAGTCGTGTACACGTTCGCTTTGTTCGGTTCGCAACATATATATTTAGATGAGGTTATTTTTTTTGCATTGATCCGTAAGCGATCCGTTCGTTTCTCGAGCTCGCTCCACCGCGTTGAGTTTCCACGACTAGAGGTGAGTTCTGGTCAAAGTAGGTTTCCGTATACAGCGGCTTGCGGTCACAGTTGTTCATACCATCCATCTGCTTGTGCAAAAGTTGACTCTCGACGTCGACTTGACTGTTGTCGCCAGAGCGTAAGTACATGTATGGCGCCGTCCCGTATAGTTCCGTGTTCATACCATCCTTGTCAGTATTGCGGGTGGTTTTCCCGCGAGACAGATCTGTGCTAACATGAATGTCGTTCGCGTGATTGTGTTCCAGAGCGCGATTCTGTTGAGTGTCGGCGGTGTACCATTTTAAAGCGGCTGAGCTCGTATCGTCCCGGTTGCAAGCGACGTCTTTATCATAGAAGAGCCTCGTTTGGATGTTCATAATATAGATTAATTAGAAATTAATTGTACAACCATTGTGCGAATTCCGTCTGCGCGTTCACGTCTGTCGTATTGGGGACGGTGTAAAACTGGCGAGGCTGCGACTGGCGCCGAAAGGGGTCTAATGGGCTAACAGGCAGATCTTTGAAAAAGTACTTGTCGATAGCCTCTTGTTGGTTTTTGCACGTGGGAATTTCGTTCTTGAATCCAACGGACGGGTTTCCGAACGGATTTTGCTCGCTTACAGCATAACATGTCGTTTTGACTGGGGGGTGAACGTCACTGGTGTCGATCGCTTTCATTTTCTCTGTCGTCGAACGTCTAAGACAATTGACAACATACACGACGCTCAATGAAAAAAACCCAGTCGCCATGAGCACGGAGTCTTGTTTCAACACACCAATCAAAAACAAGTATACGATCGTAAAGCGAGATAAGCGGTTCCAAAACCGAGACGATTTTAGATCCATGTCGCAGAAGAACCCGACGTCGAACAGAGAACCGTCTCGAAACAAAACCCCGATGTCATCGAAACAGGACACGTCGTCTTGCATATGTTGTTATTGTACAAAAAAGTTTCAATAAATGACTGGGTCGTCATAATAAGGATTGTGATTGATTGCAAAATTACAAAACTTCTCCGGCGAGTTGGAATAATGACGATTTTCGTACAATCCAATTTCAATGGACACCTCGATGAGTCGTTTGAAATTCATCCAAAAATTATGATTGTGTGCATACTCCGTTGTCATGCTATGTGCGACCTCATGCATAACGACGAAAAATAAATCATTGATTGTATTCTCTTTCGTTAAGCATATTGAAATTCGTTCCCCTTTGTTGACGTTGAATGCGAATGTCCTTCTCAACGATAAGGCATTGGGAAGCTCGTCGAGTTGGATGGTTCGACGGTGATTCTTCTTCAACAATATTTGAATGGGCTGTTCGGATTCATACTTTGGTTTTTTCAATTCTTCCAGCAATCCGTTCATTTTGGAACGAATTTCGTGAAGAATCTTAGCCTTTTTGAGTTTGGAGTCGTCGCTTTGGTTGTTGTTTACGTAATAGGTATGGTTGTCGTATTTGATCGCGACCTGCACATCAGAACAGTATCTGATGTATATCAAACACACGATAAAAACAACCCAAGCCAGCACGATCATACTCTAACAATATCTATTTTTTTGTCATGTTCATCATCATGTCCTGCATATGCGACATGCTTTGCATCATGAGGGCGGGATTGAACCCTGCGCCATCTCCATCCATTTCACCCGCGTACTGTTGCGCCAAGGATTCGATGTTCTGCATCACGTTGTCTGGAATGCCCGAAATGGTACTTCCAAAAAACAAAAGCGTCGCAAGATGTGCCCAAACGGCGTCTTTAATATTCGGGGTCATCTCATCGGAAATCCAAAGCGATTTGATGTCTAAATCGACCAAAAATTGCACCGACTCGTTTTCGATGATACTTTCGTCCTTCTGTTGAATATACGCCGAGAGGGGTTGAACGTGGTCCAAAAACGTGCTCATCACAAGCCTGGGATTCGTGTCCTTCAACAAATCGAACTTCATACGATACGATTTGAACTTTTTATGCTCGGGGAACGTCGTCTCCAAATCGACAAGAAAATGATCGAACATGCTGATGAAGGTGCTGACAGAACTCATATAAATACTATAACATGAACTCCTTTAATTGATTTTAGATATTCGTTTTTGATAGAACCGCTGTACCAAACAAGCAATAATGGATGTTATGATGATCAACCCAAGTAGATTGGCGGTGAAAAAACGGCGCTTATGAAATTTATCGAAATTTGGTAACTCGATAGACGACGGAAGACTCATTGAAATACGATACAAACTTTTTTTCGGAATGAAACGTTTGCTAAAAGTCGACGTCTAATGAAAACGACCAATCCATGTCAAGAGGATTCGTGCGGGCGTATTCACCGACTCGACGCTCAAAAAAATTAGTCTTACCCGTCAAGCTGAGATTCTCCATAAAGTCGAATGGATTGGTCGAGGCGTACATCGCGTCGTAGCCCAGTTGCAGTAGCAGTCTGTCTGCGACGTATTCGATATACTGCTTCATAAGCACGTCGTTCATTCCAATCAATCGACACGGAATCGATTCGGTGATGAACTCCATCTCGTGGGTCACGGCTTCCGACACGATCGCATGCACCTCATCTTTGGTTAACTTATGTTTCAAATATGAGTACATCAGAACTGCAAACTCTTGGTGGGTACCTTCGTCCCTGGAAATGAGTTCGTTCGAGAATGAAAGTCCGTGCATCAGACCACGTTTTTTCAACCAGTAAATTGCGCAAAACGAACCGGAGAACATGACACCTTCGACACAAGCGAACGCCACCAACCGCTTGGCGAAACACGGGCAGTTCGTTTTGTCGATCCATTTTGATGCCCATGAAGCCTTCTTGGTGATGCTCGGAATCGTGTGGATACCGTCAAACAGACGAGCCTTTTCGGTCAGGTCATGCACATAGGTGTCAATCATAAGACTGTAGGTGTGACTATGGATCGTTTCGTTGAATTGCTGATAACTGTAAAAGGCTCGGGCCTCTGGGATCTGAATTTCGTTGCTGAAGTTCACGGCAAGGTTTTCGTTCACGATGCCGTCCGATGCAGCGAAGAAGGCCAGTATCCGTTTCACAAAATATCGCTCGTCGTTAGTCATCGCCTCGTCAAAGTCTCTTTGATCGGTCGAGAAGTCAATCTCATTCGTCGTCCAAAAGCTCGTGACCGCCTTCTCGTACATCCGCCAAATGTCGGGATACTTGATTGGGAACAAGACGTGCCGATTCTCGTTGGGGAGTAACAGCGGTTCTCCGAACGTCGTCACGAAGGTTTCAAAGTCGTACAACCTGTCAGAGGAGAAGACCATGGGAAACATTTCAATCTCGAGAAGCTCGTCTTCGAAGTTCGGATTTTCCGTTGCAACGTCAGCCTTACTTTTTACCTTTTTCACCACATATTTGATATTCATTTGGTCACAAAGCGCAACGAGCTCTACACACCGCCGACAGTTATCTTTGCTGTAAATTCGAAACGCCATGTATCTTAATGAGCGAATTATTTTTTTAAGTCAAACACATCCGTCGGTTCAAACGCAAACATGTCCCCGGTGCGTGTGATCACCATCAACTTCGAGTCCGCATCGAGGTCGTCGTGAGCAAACATTTGGTTCACCTTGATTGTTTCACCAAACCGATCATAACAAGGTCCGTTGAACTTGTTGACCCGTTTCAAAACGTCCTCGAACACTCCTTCAGATACGTTGATAAGCACGGCCTTGACAATCAATTGGTCCGTGCGGGGCGCTTTCATACAATGCGATACCGACGGATAAACGTTGGGTTTCGCTGAAACGAAACGATATTTGCATCCCAACCACTCGAGACGGAACTCGAGTATTTCGCCCCCCGCAACGGTCAGCACTTCCCCACCGAGAAATTTGTTCGTAACGTCAAACTCGGTGTCTCCTTCGAACGCGTACTTCATCACCTTGTACACGATCATCGGTTGGTAGGGTGTCCCAATCAACTTCTTATAAATGGACAATGTAAAACTGCGCGCGAAGTGTTTCACCCGAATAAATCCAATGTAGGCGTTGACGAGCAACGTATGGAAGCTCGACATGATTCCTGTTTAGACATTCACAAACTTTAAACTTTAAAGGTATGGTTTGTTTTTGGTTTAAATGTCAATTGTTGAGGAACACCAGAGAAAGTTAGAGTCCATTACCAAAAATATAACTGCAATCGAACAAATATGCGCTCAAATATGTGCATTGGAGACGCGCAAACAATCCACTTCGAATGTTTTCGAAGTGCTCGACATGGATCAAGAACTGTTCGAGCTTCAACGTCAACTCGACACCATTGTACAAGACGACACACACTCTTATCTGTTGAGAACATCTACTGTCTTCCGAGAGTACGATAACCAACGAACGAGTGAATTTGCAGCTTCGGACACCAAGGACGTCGACGACATGAACACGTTCGTCGAGCAGAGAATGCACAATGAGCGAGGTAAGTTGTATGCAAAGTATATGCAAATTGAGAACAATGTACCGCTTTTTTCTGAGAAGAAGACGAATAAGATGATTTGCACCGAGTGTCAAGGTGACTTGAAGCTCGCGTCAAACGAATCATATGTAGTCTGTGAGTGTTGTGGGTTTCAGGAAACGTATTTCGAACCCAGTGCGACCGGATTGACCTATGAACAAGAGGTCAACACAGACACAAGCGTTCACTTCTCGTACAAACGAATCAATCACTTGCGAGAGCTTCTCTCGCAGTTGCAAGCGAAAGAGTCCTCCGACATTCCCGATGATGTCTTGAATATCGTGCGAGCCGAATTCAAAAAAGAGCGCATCACAACCTCCAGTGGGATCACACAAGAAAAAGTGAAACGGTTTCTGAAAAAATGCGCGTTGAACAAATATTACGAACACACGCGACAAATCACCAACCTTTTGAGCGGAAGACCGCCACCCACAGTTTCGAACGAACTTTACGACAAGATCATCAGTATGTTCATCGACATCCAGGAACCGTTCGAGAGAGTGTGCCCAAAGTCTCGAAAAAATTTTTTCAGCTACAACTACGTTTTGTACAAGTTTTGTCAGCTGCTTGGCGCAGAAGAACACATTCACCTTTTTCCGTTGCTCAAAAGTAGAGAAAAACTGTACCAACAAGATCAGATTTGGAAGGATATCTGCGAAATCAAAGATTGGTGTTTCATCAAAAGTGTTTAAGAATTACTTTCTTTAGTAAGTATTAATTATGGTCACCCCTGTGTCAAGTGTACCGTCCGCTCGATTGCGGTCGGAGTGCCTCGCGTTGGGTATCGCGCCGTCGGTCGTGTCCCGCGGCGATATGGTGACGGAGTTGACCTCTTGCGGACTTTACGAAATCGACATGCGGTTTCCCGTCAAAGCACCCAAAATCGACACGGCGAATCGTAGAAACGACCAGTCGAACGTTTATCTCGGGAATGGAGCTGGACTACACAACAGTCGACCGAATCAGTTGTACATCTCAAACACGACCACCGAACGCCCGTTACTCGGAGGGGACTTTGAACAACAGCGAGTGAGCATCAATCGCGTCCTCAGTTTGAGTAACACCGAATTCGACCCATGTCATGTTGGATCGGAGGGTGATTTAATACGTGACGGGTCGAATCTGTTCATGTTTCGTTCAAGTGAAGTCCAACCTGGGTGGTACCCAATCGAGTTTGGAACTCTTCGGATTGTCTGATCACGATCTTTCTTTGTGAATGTTGAATATTTTGTAGATGTCTTCCTTTGTCAACCCGATGGACATGTCCATATTGTGACGAACACCGTCATGTTGAATTCGATCGTCGCGAAGGATGGAGGAAATGATTCGTTTCTTCTTCTCTTGCAACTCGATGATGTTTTCCTCAACGAAGGGATTTGCAGGATCACCCGACGTAATACAGAAGCGGACGACATGCACTGGTTTGGTTTGACCCGTTCGGTATGCCCGCCCAATGGCTTGATACTCAATCGCAGGGTTCCAGTTGGGAGCCATGATGAACACGTGGTTTGCCATTTGCAAATTGATGCCTTGCCCACCCGTGTTGATCTGAATCAGAAAGACCTTCGAGGCGGCGTCCACTGTGAATGTGTCAACATTCCTCTGTCGTTCAGATATGCTCATCGTGCCGTCGATTCGACAATAGTTGAATCCGGCGTCTGCCAAATTACGTGCATAAAAGTCCATCTCCTTGACAAACTGACAAAATATTATCGCCTTATCATCCCTCGGGATCCGCTTCAGGTTGGCCATGAGCTCGCGTACTTTGGTGACAGGAAACGTCCAGTCCTCTGCGACCGATTGTGTTTTTGCAGACACACCGTCATAGTACAATTGCGGGTGTATACAAAGCTGTCGAACCCGAAGAAGATGTTCTAACATGTTGGGCACCGTACTGCCCGTATTGCGTTGTATCCGAGTCTGCTCTCGATGAAAGATTTTGCAATACAGATGTGCTTCTTGAGTCGACGAAAAAGGGACATATTTGACCTCCACGTTGCATTCGGGAGATTCCATCGCAATATCATCCTTTGTTCGTCGGAGGAGAAAGAGTGAACACACCTTGTCCTTTTCGCGCTGACACAAGCCCTTGGAAACGCCGATCCATTCCATAAGGTTTACGAAGTCAGTCATTCGGTTCATCACCGGGGTTGCCGTCAACGCCCATCGAATGTCTGTTCGAAGCATCATACTCGCCTCGAACAACTTCGATTTTCGATTGCGAAGCATATGCGCCTCATCGATGACGATTCTGTCCCATTTAAAGTTGTGAACTTCGGAGGTGCCGATGACGCTGTTCTTTCTGTTCAACAAACTGTACGACATCAAATGAACGACGGGTGTTGACGTCTTCCCCCACATAACCTTGTCGGTTGCCTTGAAGAGGATGTGCACCTGAACAGTGGGCGCAAATCGCTCGATTTGCTCTTTCCATTGCATCACCAAACTCTTTGGCAGAATGATTAACGTGTTTGGTTTTTCGTTACCAACGATTGTACAGATGGATAGAATGGTCTTTCCAAGCCCCACCTCGTCGGCCACCACACCACCTCGAGGCATGGGTGTATCGTCCAAAACATCGTCGGTAAGCTCTCTGTGGAACATCCATCGCGCACCTTCATGCTGGTGCGAGTGAATGGTTTCAATGTTCAGTTCTCGAACGGCCTTCGAATAACACGACTCGATCGTAGCCATTGGTTATGCTCGAATTGTTACGATTGTACCAAGAGTTGTTTAAGTGAAAAAAAAAACAGTGTAAAGTTTGGATATTAAGCCGTGTAGCGAAGGATGCTATACGGGTTCGGGTCGGAAACCGTTAAGGTCCCGACAATGGAATAAAATAGATGCTCGTTCTGCTTTGCATCAACGAATCAAATAGATCAGTATGGACCGCAAAAACCATATGCGTTGAGTTCGAAACGCTCACACACACGAGAATACAATCCAAGATGCCGACAATCGTTATTCTCGTAACAAATTGTTTTTGTCAGGGCCAAGGGATTAGGGTTGGAGGCTTTACACACAAAGCCTCCCTTGTTACTTGATTTTTCTGCCAAGCCTTCCATATTGCCCCAATTCGACCACGTACAATCAGAACATATGGAATCGTTCTTTTGATATCGATTATGGGGTTGACCACACAATGTTTCATATCCAGTATCGTAGGGAGAGTCGAATGTTGGTATGATAATTGGATCGCTATCTAAATGACCTGTCGCAAACCTTTTCCGAATTATATATGTGTATGTCCTCCCGTAGCTCAGACCGCTGTGCGTGTATGAAGTTTCTGACGCACCCTTGGTTGCAATTACAACGTTTGTATTTTCATTTATGATTTGATATTCCAATAATATATATGCGCCGTTCGTGTTTGGAACCCAATATAATTCATTTGCTGGGGAAATCGATTTCATTGTTGTTGAACCTGCATCCGATGCTTTCCTTGGTGCAACTAACGTTTTTACATTAAATGTAGCGCTATCTACATATGTACCTGACGTAAACCTTTTCCGAATTTTATATCTGTAGATCGTATCGGAGACCAGAGGTCCGTGCGTGTATGTAGTTCTGTTAACATCAGTAAAGTTTGCAATTTCAGCGTTTGTATCTACATCGAAGATTTGAATTGCCGTTACTGTATGATGGCCGTTCGTTCCCAGACTCCATTTCAAATCATTTTCTTGGGGAATCGACATTTTTGTTTCTGAACCCGAATTCGATGCTTGGGTTGGTGCAAGTATAGTCATGTCGTTCTCCGGTTTCAGGTACGTCGTGCCACCTGATGTGGTGTACCTCCAGTTGGGGTTTCCCGAGAACGTGATCTGCCGACATTTCCCTCTAAGTGTCGCAACTGACGTATGCTCGGGCCAATGCTGCAACCCTTTGCAATTCGAATCGCGAAAACACTCATTCTTACAATCGGTTAAGGACTGTGTACCCATTCGTATCTCTTCGCGATTGGAAGGATACCAGTTTGAGTTTGATGCATAAAAGCCAGATGGTGCCCTTGGTGCTACAAATGTTGTTAGGATAATTGGTTCGCTATCTAAATGACCTATCTCAAACAATTTCCGAATTATATATGTGTATGTCCTCCCTTGTTCCAAATCACTGTGCGTGTATTTAGTTTCTGACGCACCCTTGGTTTCAATTAGAGCGTTAGTGGTTCCATTGATTTGTCTGATTTGAATTTCCCGAACTGTATATCCACCGTCATCGTTCAGAGCCCAGTTCAATTCATTTGCTGGGGGAATCGACTCGATTGTTTTTGAACGCGAAGAACCCGCTTTGTTCGATGCTTTGTGTGGTGCATCTAACGTTGTTACATTAAATGCAACGCTATCTACATGGTGTTTTGTCGTAAACACTTTCCGAATTATATATCTGTATGTCCTCCCATACTGCAACTCGATGTGCGTGTATGTAGTTCTGGTAACATCAGTAAGGTTTGCAATGATGTATTCTGTGGTTCCATCGAGGATTAGAATCTCCGCAACTGTATATCCACCGTCATCGTTCGGAGCCCAGTTCAATTCATTTGCTGGGGGAATCGACTCAACTGTTTTTGTTGGCGAAGGACCCGATGTCTTGTTCGATGCTTTGCGTGGTGCCTTTAACGTTTCTACACTGAATGTATCGCTATCGATATTGTCACCTGTTGTAAGCACTTTCCGAATTATATATGTGTATGTCCTCCCATAGTGCAAACCGGTGTGCGTGTATTTAGTTCTGTCATCAGTAAAGTATGCAATTTTAGCTTTTGTGGTTCCATCGAGGATTTGAATTTCCCGAACTGTATATCCACCGTCATCGTTTAGAGCCCAGTTCAATTCATTTGCTGGGGGATTCGACTCAACTGTTTTTGTTGGCGAAGGACCCGATGTCTTGTTCGATGCTTTGTGTGGTGCCTTTAACGTTTTTACACTGAATGTATCGCTATCGATATTGTCACCTGTTGTAAGCACTTTCCGAATTATATATCTGTATATCTTCCCAGACTGCAAACCGGTGTGCTTGTGTGAAGTTTCTGACGCACCCTTGGTTTTAATTTTAGCTTTTGTGGTTCCATTGAGGATTTGAATTTCCCGAACTGTATATCCACCGTCATCGTTCAGAGCCCAGTTCAATTCATTTGCTGGGGGAATCGACTCAACTGTTTTTGATTGCGAAGGACCCGATGTCTTGTTCGATGCTTTGTGTGGTGCCTCTAACGTTCTTACAATGAATGTATCGCTATCGATATTGTCACCTGTTGTAAACACTTTCCGAATTATATATCTGTATATCCTCCCATACTGCAAACCGGTGTGCGTGTATTCTTTTCTGTTAACATCAGTAAAGTTTGCAATTTTAGCTTTTGTGATTCCATCGAGGATTTGAATTGCCGTTACGGTATAATGGCCGTTCGTTCCCAGACTCCATTTCAAATCATTTGCTGGGGAAATCGACATTTTTGTTGTTGAACCCGAATTCGATGCTTTGGTTGGTGCAACTAGAGTCATGTTGTTTCCCGGTTTCAGGTACGTCGTGCTACCTGATGTGGTGTGCCTCCAGTTGGGGTTTCCCGAGAACGTGAGCTGTCGACATGTTCCTCTAAGTGTCGCATCTGACACGCCCTCGGGCCAATACTGCAACCCTTTGCAATCCGGATCGTTGTAACACTCATTCTTACAATCGGTTAAGGACCGTGTATCCGTTCGTATCATCTCGTTACCGAGCGGGTACCAGTTTGACATTGATTTGTAAAAGGTGGGTGATGCCGTCGGCACCGGTGTGGTCGAGGTGGTTGTTGTTGGTCTGTTGGTTGTGGTCGTCGGCACCGGTGTGGTCGAGGTGGTTGTTGTTGGTCTGTTGGTTGTGGTCGTCGGCACCGGTGTGGTCGAGGTGGTTGTTGTTGGTCTGTTG